TTTTTTCCACGTGGAACATTAGTACCTAACGCCCTAGATATTCTTTCTACTTGATCTTCTACGGCGTCGTTGATTTCTTGTTGACGTACCCAATCATTCCATTCTTTCTTTTCCGCTTCGGATAGCGAATCAAAATCATTGGTGCATTTATCAAACCAATTTCTAAATAATTTAGACATTAGTGGATCTCCTTATTTGAAGGCAATACATCGTTCCATGAATCCATAGACCAATCGTAGCTTTTGATTCTATTTAAAACACGTTCATCAAAATTATAGATAGCCGATAGATTTACAAAGTTAAGTTCTTTGTCGTCGTCCAATGCCGGTATATGTATTTCAAAGCCGGTTGCATAAGACATAATCTTATTTCTTTTTTCACAAAGTTCTTTAGTAAATTCGTCCATGTTTTCTTGTGGGATCATTTCCCACATTTGGTCCCCGTTCTTTTCCATTACCGCAATGTTGTGAACAAAGCCATAGTCGCCTTCTACTTTATAGCAATAAGCCATATATTTTAGTTTGCCAAATTCGTAAACAACTAAGTCGCCTACGTTCAAAGTTTTTAGTTTTAGTAAGTCCATATTTTCCTTTAAATTTATTTCCATATGCACACCTTACCAAAATGGCATAATATGTCAATAAGTAATATGAAAAAATATTAAGTTTTTTTAGAAGGGAAGATCGTCTATATAATCGTCGGAATTTTCGTATTGATATTGTTCGTATAATGTATCGGCGTATTTTATTGCCGCATCTTCTTTGAATCCGTAATTCTTTAAAAATTTTATTTCGTCACCAAATTTAGTATGAAGTTTTTGATGGTGATACATACATAAAGGAATTACCTCAGAATCGTTTGCCCGAAGTCCGAAACCCCTAAGTTTTGATTTTGGCTTTAGTAAATGATGGGCTTGGATTGGACCGCCGTGTGTAAGAAACCCCGCCTTACAAATCATGCAAGGCTTGGTTCTTACTACCCATTTTAGATATTCTTTGTCTTGATAGCGTTTCGCCATCTAAAGAAAATATCAGAAGGGTATATCGTCGTCAAATTCTTCGCTTGAAGTATTAGAAGATTCTTCTTCTTTAACGACCGGTTGTGGTTGCTCGTCGGCTACCAACAACCCTACACTTAAAGATGTATCGCCGGTTTCGGGATTCATTTGTTCCCAACCGCCGAACTTATATGCGACATCTTTAATTGTAATTGGACCACCTATATCCGGTGCATTTTCCCGACTTTGATCATCTTTCAAATACAACAATCCTAGAGATCCAACAAGTTCATATTTGGTTCTTCCGGATACTTCGGTTTTTAGGCAAGATATGTATTCGTCTTTTCCATTAACAAATACGGATCCTTTCCAAATAACTTTAGCGTCCTGTTCTTTCCACATACGACCTTTAAGTTCTTTCTTTTCAAACTCCGCCATTTTCACTTACCTCCATAAGTTTATATTCATAGGCTTTACCGCCTTTCCTTCTTCGTTTTTCTACAACCTCTTTATATGGGTGTAGCTCATATTTTGATCTAGGACCTTCATTACGAAGATCCCTAATCGCCGCGCTTATTGACGGCTCCCCAAAAAACTTTCCGGTGTTTTGTTTGATCATTGCTTGTAATTCCCAAAAGGTCATATAGTTTCCTTTTCGCAAACAAAGATAAACGCAATCCGTAATTGAAAGTTTATGCTTGGGTTTACCGATTAGTGACTTAGGAACTTTCATCTTTTTTATCACTATAAGCCGTGTGAATATTTAGATACCTTTCCGTCAATATATCACCGGCGGATTCTTGTGCCGCTATAATTCTTGCTTTATTTTCTATATAAAGTTTTTTGTGTAATACATTGTTTGGATTATTCAACAATGGTGCGATCAATTTAAAATATGTATCCGAATCATTTGCACCGATTATTTCACCACCGGTTTTAACAAATTCATATTCAAATTTTTCCCTTACTATTTCCGCTTCCGAAGAATCTTTAGCGGCGTCCGGTAATTCTTCACCACGATAAATATAAGCACCCAATCCATACATTGCTAGACATTTGACTAGACAACGCATACGGGTATCTTGAATTTGTCGGGTCGTCGGATTTTGAATTGAATTGTTGCGGCTATCCATTACGGGCAACCACATAGATCTTTCTAAAGATCCAATTCTAATCGTACAATGCGACATTACCGTTCCATTGACTTCATATGTTTCGGGTTGGAAATCATATGTAGCAAAAGGAAAGTGATCCATCAAAATTTTCCATGCGTCGGACCATGCAAGATAAGAAAACTTACCCTTTTGTTCCACGTCAACTTCAATGGCGTTTAGTGTGTTCCATACGGAACCATAAGTTATATCATTTGATATTATCATTTTATACTCCAAAATTTCTTTGCCGCTTCAATGCTATGCGGATCCCAACGCCAATCGCTAAAATCCGGATAGAAAATATCACGTAAAGAATTTATATCATTATTATATAGAAGATTCGTTATCGCTAACGAAGCCCTATACACTTCATCTAACCGAAGATTTAGGTCGTCACATTCTAACGTCACCACACTTTGATTTCGTGTGTTAGAAACAATGTAATCGGCATAAGCCGTCGGTTTTTCTAATGCCGTTGCGTATATACACAATTGCCTAGAAACTTGTTCGGGTAGCTTAGAAGGCGATCTAGTAGTCGTTTTTATATCACGAATACAATCACTATATTCCAAGTCACAATACCCTAAAATCGGTACGGGGATCTCATCAAAGTCAAGATTTACTTCTTGTTGATAAGATATTGGTTTACCTAGTTTTCTAAAAAAAGGCACACCCGTTTTCACATAACTTCTTATACTTTCTTTTTCTTTTGCAATCGTTTCCGGTAGATCTTCAATGTCGTCTATTGCGGCATCAAAATAATCTACGGCACGATCTTCAAGATCTTCAAGTTTTATTTTAGTATCCATAACCGCAACACCAATCATTTTATCGCTTGTGTTTCCACGAAGCATAGCGGCGTTTGTTGGTCCTTTATATCCTTCACAATATTTAAGAACGAACATGGCGGGGTTGGATAAGAATAGATTTATGCTTTGACTTGATAGATGGTAAAGTCCGAACCTATCATAAGCATCTTTGTATTTTTTCATTTTATAGTCCTCATTTAATTTGTCATTGTATTCTAAGTCATATTGGAATATAATTCAATACATATTGTCATAATTATTAACTAAGGAGAAAACGTGCATTTAGGAGAATATTTAAAATCTAATAAAATTACGCAAGAACAATTTTTAAGAAAGATGCAAGACACTACCGGTAAAAGCATATCGCAAGGTGGTCTTTCTAAATACATACAGGGTAAAAGGATTCCTAAAAAAGAAGTAATGATGATGATTTATCAAGCGTCGGATCAAGCGGTTCAACCAAACGATTTCTATTTAGAAGAAGTTTATTAATCAAAGTCATAATATTTATTTGAATCAAACGGTTCAAAACAATACTTTCTAAAATTATATTGAAACTTGGCTTCGCCAATCTTTCCGTATAAATCTTGTTCACGGATCTTTCGGGTATATATGGTAGATGTATTGTCGTCAAAGTCACGATGTACTACGGCAATAACGTCCGCCATATTAGCCCAATGACTAGATCCCGATATTTGATAACTTGTTGGTGGTGAAAAAGATCCATCTTGTTCTTTTGGTAATTTAGTTGGGTGGGCTACGCACCATACAACCGCATTATGTAATCTTGCAAACTTCTTACATTCGGAAATGAAATCCCTTATATGTTCATCTTCCCTTTTGCCTTGACTACGACTTGGATCTACTTCGTTATATGGATCTATGACAATTCCTAATCCTTGTGCGGCGGACCCATACTTATAAACAAAACTTTTACTAATCTTCATTATTAGATCTATGCTTGGCACGGCATCTTTTGTTTCTATGAAATAAAAGTGTTCATTAATAAATCTTAGACCGGCGTTCATTTCGTCTTTTGTCATACGTTCATACATATCTTCATCAAAGCCTTTACCCACATAGATCTGTAAAATACGTCTAATGTGCATAGCGGTTGAATGTTCGGGAGAGAATATAGCGAACCGCCACCCATGATTTTCGGCAAGTTTTAGAAGTATGTGGGACAACATAAGGCTTTTCCCGTGATTAGGAATACCACTCCATAAGTGAAATGTGGCTTTTTGGATCTTCATAATTTCATCTAAGCCTTCCATTCCTATTTCCAATGGCTTTACATATCGTCCTTCAAAAAGGTCTAAGACTTCGTTGTAATAGTCTTGGACCCTATACAACCCATCTATCGGATAAGGTATTGCATTTTCAATAAGATCTTTAAGTGCTTGTTCACCATGTTTACACAAAACATCATTTGCATCTTTGCAATCTTTATATTGTTTTAGATCTACGAACCACGCTTTGTCTTTTCCAACCCTATATAGTATTGATTCTTTTAATGCGTTTCCGGCACTATCGGCATCGCAAAACAATATTACTTTTTCGGCTTGTATTGGTGAATTTATCATTCCTTGAAATCTTGTATCTTTTTCATCTTTTGATACGGTTGACGGTGCGCCGTCACTTAGGGTAGTTGCATTTTCATATCCACATTGGGCTAAAGAAAGAACGTCTATTTCGCCTTCTACAAAAATGACGGTTTCTTTATTGTGGACATTGTTATAGTTATAAAGAATCTTTTTTGCTTTTGCCGCTTGTCTAAATTCTTTGTTGGCGGTTCTATATTTTACATTTACTATTTCACCGTCCTTATCAATATAAGGAAGCGCAATCCAACGATCTTCATTAAAGATCTTGAACTTGTCTAATACGGTTTTTGATATACCGCGCTTGTTAAAATATTCGGCAACGAAATCTTGTTGTATTCTTTTTTCCGGCAGTTTTGGTTTTGTAAAACTGCTTGGCTTTCTATAATTAGTTTGCTTATCGCTAAATCCACCCGTCCTTTCGCAATGGTGACATTTCCATAAAACGGTATTGCCGTCAATGGTGACCGATAATGGATTATCGTGTCGGTTATGTGGTGGTTGACAATGTGAACATTTTGTTTTGTGGTTTCCGTCCACAACATCTTTTAAATTGATACCTTCATCTGAAAGTTTACGACTTATGTCTATCATAATTACCCCGCTATTGCATTTAGTGATTTCCTATTTATTGGTTTTATCTTATCAAATTCCAAGTACCTTTTTTGGTTTAACCAAGTTGAACACATTGGAATAAATTGTTTTTCTTTCTTTTGTTGTCTTGTTTCAAAAGCGAATACTTGCACATTGACTAATAGTTTCTTTTCCGAATACTTTGCAATGACTTTCTTATAAATGGTTTTAGAATATTCTTTGTTTTCTTTTCTTGGATAATGTTTCCAAAATTCTTCAAAATTGCCTACCCCCCTATCTGATTTCTCTTTTGTTTCTTCTTTAGTATTGGGTGGGGTCGGGACAAGGGGGGTGCTGGTGTTGACACCCTGAGGGTGGTGGTCTAGGGTCAAATAATAAAGATTAGAAATATTACCCCCATCTTCTTTATACCTTTTGACTATTTTTAAAAGTCCTAGATCTTCAAATTCTTTTATTATGTTTGCTATGTGTTTTGTGTCTTTCAATCCCGCAAGTTTCGCAATGTGTTTATAACTTGGGAAACAAGAATTTTTTTCGTCACAATAATTAGCTAATAAAATTAATATAAGTCTTTTGGTTGGTGTTTGATTCTTGAATTGTAGATTCAATGCTTTGTTAAGTGCTTCTATTGACATTTTATTTCCTCAAATATATTTATACCAAAACGACATTATAATTACAAGTAATGTTTTGGATATTCTTCTTCTTTTAAAAGACAATCCTTCTTCACGTTTTGTTTTAAAAATTTTATATATCTAAATTGTCTTAGTTTCATTTTGGTCGCACGATCTTTATTTTCTTGTAAATAACGTGCTTCCCCTTTATATCTTTTTGTTCCTTCGGCAACCGTCATTTGTATATTGTGATATACAACACCATCAAGTTCCCAAAAGTCCGAAGTGTGTTCACCGTAATAATCAAAAGAACACGCTTGATAAACTACACCATATCCGCCGCATCTTTCGTCGGCAAAACTTTGAATCCATTTCACTTTAGGAAAAGCCATCTTTATATATTTGATTGAATAGGCGATAGATCTACTTTCAACATATTCACCAACATCATCTTCAATCCACATACGATTCAATTCAAGGTATTCATTTTGTTGTGTGTTTGCTACAACACTAGACATAGAGTTAGGATTCATGGCGTACCCATATTGAAGTACACCACGAAGTTCGTCCTTTATGTAAACCCCTAAATGAATGTATGTGGCGTTATACACTTTTCCGGAATAATGATTTGTAATAATAAGATGATTAGCTAGGTCCCTATCCATTTCACGAACATAAAGATCTTTGTCACCAAAACCAATGACCGTTTTGTGACCAA